TCTTTTCGATCAACGCACTTTTTGCTGATTCTTTGGTTTCTTCAGCCATAAAAACTCCAAATAAAAATGCGGATGCACCAAAGCACAAGCCCAACAAGAAGGGCCGCAGCAACAAAGCTAACGGCCCAGTCTTTCATGGTCACACCTGATAAGAAAGTTCAATAAACAAATCTGTTGAACCGCTGGTAAGCTGTGAAACCAGCAGTGTTGCCTGCCCTGTGGTCGTTTGTTCAAACAAGGAAATGTAGTTTGATGCCGCGATTGCACGGGCGCTTATGCAACCTGTGGTTGTTGAAATAAAACTAAACGACACAGCGCCAGCCGAGCGAAGCAACGTGTTTGAATTTACATCCCAAGGTAGGCCGCGAATAAATACCTGATTCCCAGCAGTCATTCCTGTAGTAGTGATGTCTGTAAGAGAGATGGTCACAAAAACTCGGTTGCCGATTCTTGTGTACAAACCATAGGCGTAAAGAAAAGTTGCAACATTACCTCCCGTTTGGTTGTCCGCCAGAATTGGAGTAAAAGTTCCGGTGTCGTAATACCCCATCAACGTGCTTGTTGATGTTCCAGTCGTTGCTGTTCCGAGGTTGGGGTAATAAAGACCTCCGGGGTAAGACCGTGGCGTGTTTGCAATTTGAGAGGTGGCCCTTAACTCAGCAACGTAAGTTCGCTCTCCGTTGTCTACAAGCCCCGTTGTTGTTCCAGACAAGGAGGAAAACCCAAAAATTGTGGTGTCCAAACTTAGGGTTGTTAGGTTCATCCCTGTAGTGCAGCTTTCGGCATAAACTTGCTGAAAACTATTTCCGTTGGAGTTCAGGGTGTACAGGGTTGTATTCCCAACAACAATGCCGGTTCCACAGCTAGAGACTTCTGGTTGAATAAACCTGTTATCGCTACCCACCCACATAGAAATGCCTTCACCAAAGCTGGTGAAAACGCATTGGTTGACTTGGTTTAAGTTGGCACGCTGGTTGTCTGTGCTGCCAATTGTTGTGCCAAGCCAGATGCCGCTGTTGGTGCTTGAACTGCCGCCCCCGCTGGCTCGGCAATGGTTGATCTGGTTGTAGTAAGGGCCAGCTACACCGGTAATGCCCTTAATCATGATTGCCGATGTGCGGTAGTTTGCGTTGTTGGTCACACCATCGTCGTAGGTAAATGTTCCGCTACCCACGTTGGTTATAACTGCATTGTCAACAACGCAAGATTGAGCGCCTTCTAAAAAGATAGCTGCGCCCGTGCAACTGTTCATGTTAATTTGCGCGTTGTAAATTTTTGCGTAACGAACAGAAGTGTTTGGTACGGTTACAGACGGGCTCGTTGATGTGCGAATGGCAAACCCGTTTGCGGTTTGCTTGAATGTTGCGTTGGCATCAAACTCAAGAATGGTGTTTGGATAAATTTTGATGCTCGTTACGGCGTATGTTCCCGCATCAACGTACACTGTTTGGCCGCTTGTAAAACACGCATCAATGGCGGCTTGAATTGCAGAGGTGGCGTTTGTAACCCCGTCTCCAACAGCGCCAAAGTCTTTGACGCTAACCGTTTCACGCAGTTTGGTTTGCACATCGGTTGTGACAGCGCCGGTCCCCGCAGGGGTGTACGTTACGCTGGACGCCGCAGTTCCTATCTTAACGAAGTCACTTCCATTCCATGCGGCCATGCACTTTTCGCCCGCCAAAATGGTTACGCCGGTTGTTGGGCCAGCGCCGCGCAAAACAATCGAACCTGTGCCTGCGTTGATGACAATGTAAGGCTTACTCTGCGCGGGCGCAGTAATGTTGCGTGTTGTCGCCCCGTTGCTGGCTGTCCACAAGAGAATGGCTTGCCGAGCTTGGTTGGCTGCAAGGGCTGTGGTGGTCAACGTAACGTCAGCGTCCGTGCTGAGTGTGGTTGTACCGGCGATAGCGGAGTCAATCAGCGAGGTGATGGACGTGTTAACAACAGTGCCCCATGTCCCTGCAAGTTCGCCTTGAACTGGCAGCGCCAGTCCGAGCAGTGCGGTGTTTCCTGTTGTCATGTTAGTCCTTTTGCTTTAGATGGTGTTGATATTTTGCCAGTTTGGGTCTTGGGCGTCATCAATTAAGTTCCACAGGAGGGCACTACTGGTAGCGTCTGTTAGTGTGGCGCTGTCGGATGCGGCTGCATTAAACGTAGCCGCCGCCTCTGCTGAGTCAGACAAAGTGGCCGTATCAGCAACCTCTGGATTAAATGTGGCTGCTACGTCTGTTACGTCTGTTACGGCGGCAGTATCCGAGATGGTTGCATTAAACGTGGTCGCCGCCTCTGCCGAGTCCGATAAAGCAGCAGTGTCCGAGGCAGCTGCATTAAATGTGGCCGCTGCCTCAGCTACGTCTGTTACGGCTGCGGAGTCGGTGGCAGTGTTTGCGTAGACGTTGTTGAAAAACGTCCAGCCCGTGTTGTTCCCGGCATCAATATTTGCGTTGGCCAAGTACGCAATCCATGTGGCCCCGCCCGTAGCGGCGCTGTCTTGGATGGTCAGGTAACTAACGTCAACTGTACCCGTTGCTTGAGACAACGTAGCCTGAACCCCTGCCGTGGAGCTTTGCAGATATTTTTGGTTTGTGCCTGATGTGGCAAAAGCGCCCACCGTGCTGGTTACGCCAGAAGCCAGATTAACCGTGCCCTCAGTCATCGTGAATGCTTTTCCAGCGCCCTGCGTCAAAGCATCTGCAAAAGACCATGTGCCACCAACACCGTTAAAAGTGATCGGGAAGTCCAAAGTTTTGCCGTTGATGGTGATTGTTTTTGTTCCGCTGGTTGACGCAAAGGTAGTGACTTCTGTGCCTGCGCCGACAGTCATCCCCGTTGAGATTGTGTAGCTTCCGTGGACTGTTTGCTGGGAGTTTGTGAATGTTCCTGAAAAGCCTGTGAAATCCATGCTGTTGACGCGGCGGCTTGTAGCTGTAAAGCTAACCGTGTCTGTCCCGCCAGTAATGTAAAAACTTAAAGCTGTAGCCTCTGTACTTGTGCTTACCGTACTGGGGTTAAATGAGCGTGTGCCGGTTGTGGATGGTCCAAAAGCTTCAATCCGGGATGTTCCGGTGTAAGTAAAGCCTGTGCCCGTTGCGTTGGTCCAAACAAGTGCGTCCGTACCAGTCAACACAATTTTGCCAGTGCCAAAAGCAATTAAACGTGTGTTGCTGTTGTTTGTGTTAAAAACTCCCGTGGTCAACGTGTAGGTGTTTAAACCCACTGCGCCATTAGTCAGTGTAGTTGTGCGAGTTGCGCCAACAGTAAGCGCATCTTGAATTGTCCATGTTCCACCAACGCCATTAAATGTGATGGGGAAATCAAGAGTTTTACCGGCGGTTGTAATGGTCTGAGAGCTAACGCCATTAAACGTGGTGACCAAAGAACCTGAAGATGGGGTAGCCATTCCAGAAACCAAAGTAAGGTTTCCGTAAATGTTGCGAGTTGCGTTGCCCAGTGTTCCGGTAAACGGGCTTGTAAAAATTAAATTACTTAGCGTTGTTGTTCCGCTGGTTGTGATTGTATCGCTACCAGCAGTTACGGTAATGTTTGGAGATACAACAAGATTGCTAGTTGAACCTGAAGAAATTGTCCGCGTACCAACAGAACCAGAATAAGTTAAGTTGAACGTAGGACTTACATCAACCGTGTAGTTTGTGGTCGTTCCAAAGTTGACCACGACAGCGCCGCTACCAGTAATCACAATTGGCACGGAATTAGTGACGAGTTGACGAACACCGCTGCCTGTTCCGGTAAACAAGCCCGTAGTCAGTGTATAGCTATTCACATCTAACGCACCAGCAGTCAGTGTGACTGTGCGGGTTGCGCCAGAAGTCAGGGCTGAAGCAAGTTGGAAAGTGCCGCCCACACCGTTGAATGTGAACGCACGGTCAAATGTTACGCCAGCAGTGTTGATTGTCTTTGTGCCTGATGTGGCTGCAAAAGTAAAAGCATTTGCAGACGACGAAGCCGTCATGCCTGTCGATGCTTTGAAATCGCCGTAAATAGTTAAAGCCGCCGTACCCAATAATCCAGCGTATCCAGTTGGATTTGTTCCATCAGTAAAATCTAAATTTCTAAATACTGAATTAGCACCAAAACCTAAAGCCCCAGTTCCAGCAGTAATTCTGAACGAAATACTGTTAGCCTCTGTGACTGTTCCGGAATTGACTGTTCTTCCCGTTGCACTTGAGTCAGTGCAAATAATCAAAGGCGTACCTGTGACCGTCATGGTCGTAGCGCCAGTGAAAATGGTTCCCGTGCTGTTCAGCGAAATCGTGTTTGTGCCAAACGCAAGTGTGCCCGTGAAGCCCGTGCAGGTCAGGGTTTGGATGTCTGGGCTGATGTCGAGCGTGACCGTGCCAGAGCCAGAGGAGGCGTTCAGCGTTGCAGTGTCAGCAGAACCCGGCACAGACGCACCAGAAGCTCCACCGGAAGTTGTAGACCAATTGGTTGTGCTGTTCCAGTCACCTGTACCGCCTGTTACCCAGAACCGTGCAGCCATGCTTATTCCTCAATGGGTTCGTCAATTGCAACGGGTTCGTCAATTGCGGCAGGGGGGTTGTTGATAAAGTCAAGCCACTTGTCGTATCGGGCCTGCTTCATTGTTTCAATCTCTGCGTCAGTCAAGCCGTGGTCGTCAGGCAGATGCAAAGCGTCGCCAAAACCATTGATATTGAAATCAATCTTGACCATGCTTACCCCGCCAAGCTGAAGGTGTAGGTCACATTCAAAACATCGCCCAAAGCCACGGAACGATCCGCAGTTGTAAAGTCGGCTGCCGCGAACAAAGTTCCGGTAGTCCCGCCTTTTGTGTTGTTACTGATGATGAACGCGCCGCCAACAACTGAAGTGGCGTTAATCAGGAACGAAGCAGGCGAAGCTGAGTTTGTTACAACCGTGGGGTTGGCTGCTGACGCAGTTGGAAAAGTGGCTTGGGGACGCGTTGCGTTGCTGTAAGGCGTAACTTCTGTCCATCCAGCGTGGGATGATGCCGTGTCGGAAGCGGCGGGGTTGTTCGATGCCTGAGCGCCGTAGAGGCCAACATACCACGTAGTAAGCTGCGAACCACCCGTCAGGGCGGTGTTTGCCATGTAAGCAAGGCCCACGTTCACAACCAGATTGCTTTTTTCCGCAACCCACTTCAGGTTGCCCTGTGGGTCAAAACATTCGAGTTTGAACTTGCCTGTAGCGCGTGCGGTGTCGTTGGTCATGGTGGTCCTTAAGGCCCTCGCGGGCATTTACGCCTTTTACGAAATACGCACAATGGCGCTGTCGGCGTCTGGGGTTGGAAAAACAATTTGAAATGTGGTGTTGCTCACGGTTTTGTCAGAGCCAAAATCCAACACCGCAACAGATTTGTTGCTTTCGGTCGCGTTGTAAATCAGTGCGCCTCGCGCAGTAAACGACGCTCCAGCCCAAGTAGTGTTGGCAAAAGACCAATACGCAGTCGGCACACCGCTGGAGTTGTTAGCTGCAACGGGCGTCACACTGATGACCAGCGTGTTGCCCCCGGCAGTGTATCCTGTTCCAACCACTTCTCCTGTGGTGGAGTACGCTGTGGTTGTAGCGTCCAAAGTAGCGGCCGCTGTGTACAACGCAATCTTGAAAGTATCGGGCGCAGTCGGACCGAAATTGTGGACGCCTTGCGGCAGCTCCACAATAAAACTGGTCGTTGCAGTTTGCGCAAAAGTCATATCAAGTGGTTGCCAAACGCAAGAGCGCCGTAGCCGTACTGTTTGTAGGCATGGTCAGCGTGAAGGTTCCGGCCGTGATTGTCTGATCGCCAAACGTGTGCACACTCACCGCTTTGTTGGTCTTGCTTGTGTTGTAAATCAGCACGCAGTTAAACGCAGATGTCAGCGTGACCGATGTGTATGTGAGTGACGCAGAGGGAGTCCAGTAGGCCGTACCCGCAGTTGCGGATGTGTTGGAGCTAAGCGGTGAAGTGCCGTTTGTGACCGCAACGCCGCCAGCGGTGTAGCCCGAACCGGAAACTTCGCCCGTGGTTGAGTACACTGTGGTAGCGGCATTGATCGTTGCGGAAGACAGAAACAACGCCGCCTTGAACGAGTCGCCAGTACCGGTTGTGAAGTTGTGTGTTCCAGTCAGCAGCTCGCCCATAAACGAGGTGCACATTGCTTGCGTGTTTGCCATGTCAGGCTCCTTTATTCAAAAACTGCGGTGGATGCGCCGATGACAGGCGCTTTCTTCAAATGGACGTGTACAGAACGGTGCACCAACTCGCCGTCCAACCAGTACTCGACCCACGTAGTCAACTCGTCGTCATTTTCAAACTGACCTTCTTTTTTCTCAAGAAGGGCGTCATCCATGTCGCCTTTGGTCGTTGTTACGGTTGCCATTTAATTTCCTTGATTATCTATCATGTTACTTGCTGACGGAACTGCCCGGAGCGGTACGCGTCCTGACGCTCCATGCCATCACCCAGACGTTTAGCCAACGCAAGCGCTTCCATAAACTTCTGGTTGTACAGGGTCAGCATGTCCTGCTCACCTTTCATGTACGTGTACGCCTCAAGCAGCGATCCGTACAGGAGCACAGAATCAAAGTTGTCCCCCAGCCAAGATGTGCCTGCGGTCACAATCGACGCCGGGTAGTAGTAATAGTGCAACTCAACAGGGTACGCGTTATCAGGCGTTGGCCCCAAAATCAAAGACAACTCGGTTGTGATCGCGCTGCCAATAACCAAAGGTCCAAACAGGGCGTAGTACTTGGGCACGCTCGTGTCGTTTGGTGTTGGGTACGCTTGGCGGATAAAGTTTACGTCCTTGTTCAGCAGGTACTCGTAGGTCCCCGTGTTCAAGTCACCGCCCACCGCGCCGGTAACAACGGCCAGCGAATACGGAGCCAAGAAGTCCGTAGGACAAGATAGATACTTGTTACCCGCTGACGTTGCGCCGGTGACGTTTTTACGCAAAGAAGGGAACTGCACCGAGTTGTAAATGCGCTGCTCCGCCTGCTGCACAAAGACAGGTATCTCCGTCTCAAACGACGTATCCTGATTTTCCGTGTAGGCGATGATCGCGGATTTAAGCTCGGTGTAGTTCATGCGCTGCCTTATGCCATCGGGCCTCGGGCCAACACGCCCTTGGTCGCACAGCCAGTACCTCGGATTTTAATGCCGGAAGTCTTGGTTGGCTTGTAGTCGTTGCTGTGGTTTGTGCCCACAGAGACGTTCATGTCGCGCATGTACTTTTTGTTGTCCGTGTCGGGCAACACTGCTTGCGTAGCAGCGGGTTTGGGGGAACGGTACGTGGCCATGATTACCCCTTTGCTTTTTGGTTGGCAATTTTGGCCAATCCGCGACCCATCTTCAGCATGTCGCTGTTGGTTTTGCCGCCAGCGCGTAGCTTGGTCGGTTTTTTACCGGGGTGCATGCGTGCCTCGTGCTTATGCACTGCGCCCGCTACCATCTTTTTGTCCTGCTTCAAATCTTGCTTGTCCATGTCAGACTCCTATTTGTACTGTAACTGTACCAATTTCCACGACTAAAGCCAAGTTATTTGGCGTCAGCGCGTTGTCAAAGAACCGGGACCCGCCAACCGGGTTCCACCCCCACTGAATGTCTCTAGACCCGCCGGTAGTGTACCCGGCCGTGTTGACACCCGCTGTGATGTACGTGGTGTCTTTACGTGGATTGCGCACTGCCTGCGGATCATCTACCGGATACATGCCCAGCAGCAACTGCGGGTGATCTGGGTCCCAGCAGGAGTCACAGACCATAAGGTTGTACTGCTTGGTCTTGATGACTTCCGTGCGCAACTGGGTCAACTTAAAGCGAAACCCACACCGATCACATTGCGCAATCGAGTTCTTGGCTGACGCAAAACGATTGCCCATTTACGTACCGCTTCCAATGTACATCTGACGGGGCACAAAACGTACCGCAGCTTTTTCACGGTCTTCATCGCTGGCCAACTGCCAAGCCTCGTCGTACTGCTGCTTCAAAATCGGCAGACGTTCCGCACCGCCCGCCACCTTGAGCGCCAAGTAGTAGGCCAAGCCTGCCACCATGCACGGGATGAACCGGAAGGGCATGTCCATTGTGTTGACGCCATTGCCAGCGTCTTGGATACGCTTCATGCGCCAGTACACGAAGGTGTAGGGCTGGGTGTCGTCCGGCACAGGCCAGACGGTGATGCGTGGGGTGTTCAAGCGCTCAATCCAGACCTGAATAGGCCGGGCCTGTTGCAACTTGTTGGGGATCGTGGCGTAGGTCGAGACGCTAATACGCGTAATGGTCAAGTCCGCCTGTGTCGATGCGCTGCCCGCGCCCGTGCGAATCACATGCTCAAGCAAGTCCACAGTGTCGGCCGGAAGGTCATACGTTGCTGTGCCCGCCACCAACGAGATCGAGCCCTGCTCAAACGTCCACATGTTGATGCCGCGGTTTGCCCAGTCGGCAAACATCAGGTTCAACGAACGACGGGCCGTACGCAGGTCGTAGCCCGTGCGCAACTCCGAACCTACGCGCTCGAACGCCTCCTCAACGATTTCCGTCAAGTCGAGGTTAAACGATGAGGTGCCGGAAGTTGCCATTATCTAAACCCTGCTGTTTTCTTTGCGATAGTCTTGGGCTGGGCCACAAACTGCTTGCCCGCCGCCTTACCGGCACGTTTTGCACGGGTCGTTGCCGCATACTCTGCGGGGCTCAGCGATTTTATCGCCTTCTCAGGCAAGTAGCGCTCCCCCGTTTTTGAAGACGGCTTCCCACTCTTGGTGCGCCACTTCTGGTCGCCCCAGTCTTTGAGGGATTGCTGGGGCGCTTTCACGTCAGTCCTTGTACCCGCCGCCCGCAGCCTTGTACTTCTTGGCCACGAGCTGGGCTTTTCGCGCTGACCACTGACCTGCACCTGTGCCCTGCGTTGCAGCAGCCTTGACTTGGCTCACAATCCGCTTGCGCAGACTGGGCTTGGTGTAGTTGCCCGCCGCATTGACTTTGCCGCCTTCAGCGTATTGCGTGAAGTCGGTGTCATCCCGGCGTGCTTTTTTCACACCTTTGGGCATCTTTGAGGGGGCGATGTCCCCCATGCCGCGGCTGGCCATCATATCAGCAGGTCTTGCCGCCGCGTTTCATTGTGACCATAGTGCCCTTGGTCTTGCCTTTGGTGGCAATACCGTCACGGCTTGGAGCGCCTGTCTTGACAGAGCCCATCTTGGTCACGCCGCCCATAGCCATTTTCTTGGCAGGAGCACCTTTTTTCTTGGCCATCATTGCTTCAAAGCCTGCGTTCATTTTCGTTGCCATAGTGTCACCACCTTCTTTGAATTTGCGGTTTTTGTCCGCGTTGGAAAAGTCTTTGCCCACGGATTGTGGGACGCCTACCTTCTTCGCAAACGCGGGGCTGTGCGCCACGGCGTTCATGAAGTTGTGCTGTTTTTTACTCGTGCTTGGCATTGCTGCCTCGCAAGTTGTCGATCTTGCGCTCAAGCCTGTCAAACCGGTCCAGCAACTGCTGCATGTCCGCACGGAACTCCGCACGGGTAATGTGGTCACGAGCAACTTCTTCACGGGTGCGGTTCAGCAAAATGCTGAGCCGGTCCAGCTCGTCAAACTTACCTTTGAGCAAAAAGCCCATGATCGCCACAATAGCGCTCAGGGCTGCGTTCCAAAGCATCATCTCCATGTCAGCACTTCCAAGCCCGCAGGCTTTTGTTGATCCGGGAGTCCGGGTCTTTGGCTGTTTTCTCGCTGGTCAGCTTCTTCTTCATGCCTTCCATACGAGCGCAAAAAGAGTCGCGGCGTTTGCCGCCCTCGGGCTGGGGAGCCTTCAGGCCGGGCTTGCCGGGGTTCGCCTTGTTGTAAGACGCCCGCCCTTTCGCGTTCAAGCCGCCCTTCTCGGACTTGCCTTCTTTGCGTGTCCATGCTGCGGTCTTAGCCATAGAACACCGTGCATGTGTTCAAGTTGGTCATCAGCGCGTAGCACTGCTGAACACACAAAATACCTTGCCCGGGGATGAGAAAGTAGTTTTGAAACGTGTCGCCTGCCGCCAGATCAAGTGTCATCAACCACGTACCGTTAGAAACGTAGTTACACACTGCGCCTGCCGTAACCGTGTTTGGGTTAGGGCTAACAACCGTAAACGTGTCGGCCGTCAGGCGTGTAACTACATAGTTGCCGGATGTGGCGGCTCCGCCTGTACCGGGCTGGTAAGAAATACCAACAGTGTCGCCTGTCACCAAGCCGTGCGCCGTCGAAGTTATGGTGACTGTTGCTCCGGACTGCGCATAGGTAGCTGCAACGGGGTCTATTTCGGTGCTGAAAAGCGCAATTTCTCCCGCAGTGGCTGTGCCCCTGACCGAAAGACCTTTAATCCGCGAACGAAACTGCTGAACAACGTAGCCGCTCTGGTGTATGTGGCCACTGAGAACATCGGTTTGCATCGTCATAATCAATCTCCTTTAAAACAGGGGCCGAAGCCCCCGAGATCAATTAAGCGTCAGCGAATGGGGTGACAACAGAGCCAGAGGCCAGAGCCACGCCAGTCACCATGTACTTGTTGGCAGCCAACACAGTCACGGTAACGGTCGAACCAGCGATACCACCGGTGGTAGTGCCGTTGAAGGTGATGACGTCGTTGGTCGATGCGGGAGCAAAAGCTGTCACAGCGCCGGAGCTGTCGGTGTCAACCATCAGCATGGAGCCAACAAACTTGTCTGTACCGTCAGTGACGATGGACAACGCCGTTGCGGCAGTCTCAACCACGAACGTGTAGGTTGTGCCCACGTTGTTCACGGTGTTGGGGTCTTGGCCGGGGCCAGAAGTCACAGGATTGGCTGTAGCGTTGATGGTGGGCAGCGTGATGACCAGCGTAGCGTCGTTGGTGCGGATGGTCTTGCCCGCGTATGTGGCGACATCCAGAGTCACTGTGTTGGTGCCGTTAGCCAAGTTCACTACAGAAGCGGGGCCTTGGGTGTAGAAGCCAGCCAACGAACGAACTGGGCCTTGGAAAGTAGTCTGAGCCATGATTTTTCCTTCATGCAGTTAAGGCGTATCTGTCTGCATGACGTCGGCCCGGAGCCGTCAGATACACCGGATAGTCCGGGAGTGTTTGCAATATACACCAAAAGAAAAAGAGGCGCAACAAATAAAAAGGGCCCCCGAGGGGGCCCTAGTTTGGGGTCTCTCACCCCAATGCCGTTACTTCCTTTTAAGTTGCCAACGGGTAAACAACTGGTAGGCCAGTCACCTCTACCGTACTGATTCCGGATTAAGAGCCCGAAGAACCCCACATACCCAATGGGTCAGACCAGCCGAACGAATAACGCTCGCGGGCCTTGTAACGGACGTTACCTGTGTCGAAGTCACCATCCATGGAGGTGGCCAGAGCGGTACGCTCGAAATGCTTCAAGCCGTTTGGAACGTCTGTGGTCAGGAACCAAGCGTTGTTGTCGGTCAAGAAGTTGTTGACGGTGTAGCCGCCAGAGATCGTGCCCATTTGCTTCAACGCGTTGATGTCGTTGTCAGCAGTACCAACACGCAGTTCGGTGTCCAGCAAACGCTTGGCAACGAACATCAATGATGGGGGGATAATCAGCTTGACTGGCTTGGCAGCGATCAACAGACCGCGTTCATCAGTCCACGCAGCGATCTGGATGGTAGCGTTTTCCAACGAGGTCTCGTTCAAGTCAACGCCAGTAGTTGGGCTGTTGTAGTTCACACCACCGCCAACCAAAGGATGACCAACGCGAGTGCCGCTGGAGTTGTTACCGAACAAAGACACGCCGTCGCCGCCCAGAGCGGTGCCAGCAAAGCCAGTGTTCAACACCGAAGCAGCTTTAACTTGCTTGGTGTAAGCCATACCGCGAGCCAGCGCCTTGGTGTAGCGGGCAGACAGACTGTCGTACAGGTTGTCTTCCACAGCTTCTTCCGTGATGGAGAAGCCCAAAGCGATGGTTTCGTGGGTGTAGCGTGCAGTGAAGGCTTCTTGCGCGTTGTCGTAAGCGATGGCGGAGCCTTCGTTCTTGACAGGAGCAGCGCCAAAACCGGACAGCTTGGTCTCTTCTTCGAAACTACGCTCAGATTTCTCTGTTTCGTAAATTTCTTTGTGTTGCTCGCCGTAGCGTGCATATTCCAAACCGAACAAAGCGTTCAGACCGGGGAGCAGCTCTTTGAGCAGTTGTGCGCGTGAAATAGCCATGGTTTAGCTCCTTAGATGCCGACGGCGTTAGAGAAGGCGTGTGCGCCGGGATTGAACTTAACCAGAACGTCTGGGTAAGCGTCAGTCACAGGGGATGCAAAGCCGATGATTTTGAACGCGGCAGCAGCGGTCTGGGTGGTGGACTCCAACGCGCTGGTCGAGTTACCAGTCTGGGTAGAACCAGTGCTGGTGCTCTGAACGGCTGCGAAGAAAGTGTTTGCACCGAGGTCCGACTGGTCAGCAGCGCCGTCCAGTTGAGCTTGGAAAGTCACGCTGTCATCAGTAACCACGTATGCAGTTACCACGCCGGTTGTGCCGGAGGGGTAGTACTGGCCGTAGATTTGCTGACCTTGAGCGTTGATGTAAGAGCATCCGACAAACACGCCGAGAGCACCCAGACTCGAACCACCAAGGTTGTTGGTAGTCAAGTCAGCGCCAGTAGCGGTTGACAGAGCAACGTAGCCAGCGGCGTTAAGAATAACGACTTGGCCGAAGAACAGATTGGATGCCAGACCTGCTGGATCAACCAAGAACTGAGAAGTAGCGCCAGCATAAGGCATGCCGTCGATACGATTTACGGGGCGCAGCCCGTAAGCGGAAGCTGTAGTTGCCATTTAAGGACTCCTTGTTACTTTGAACCAGAACCAAAACCGCCACCGCGACTGGTCGTTGACTTGCGGTCAGCGAAGAGTGGCATGCGGGGGTCATTGTTTCGCATGAAACTGTTATCAACAGATTCCATCTGGGCCTGAGCTTGTTTGGCGTAATACTCATCACGGGCTTGCGCACGTTCACGGGGCATCTTGCAGAGCATGAGACCGCCGAGTTCGACGTTGCCAGTTTTCGCATTACCCTCCAGCATCAGTTCCGGATGGTCGACTGCTTTGACCGGTTCCCAACCTTCACGCATCTTGGTAGACACGTTCGTGTTTTGTGCTTCGCCAAGTACGTGTGTCGCAATCCAGCGATACACCATACCGGGTTCAGGGGTAGGATCAGGCAGTGCACTCGCAGGTGTATACACATAACGAGTCGTTTTATCGCGTGCCTCAAGGGTACGGGGATTCCGGTTAATTGTTTCAGCCATTCGATTTCTCCAGTTTTGCTACTTCAACAGCATATTGCTGCGGGGTCAGTCCGTACTTTTTTGCCAACGCAACTTGCGTAGGGGTTAGTTGAACTTTTCGAGCTCCAGTCGAACGAGTCGCCGGTGCCACGACAGAAGCAGGTCGTCGGGAGCCATCGCCGGATTTTGGCCGGTCTTCATTTCCGAACACGTCCGGGAATGTTGACTTCATGCGAGAGTCGATTCTCTCGAAGTATTCGTCAGAGCGGGGGTCGAGTCCCGAATTCACTAGTTTTTGGTGCAGCCCTAGTGCAAAGCTGGTGTGTTCCTCAAAACCGTCAGCCCCAAACCACTGGTTTTTTGCCTGCCAGCGCAGCGTCTTTTCATCGACTTGGGACGTTTTGTCTTGCTGTTGACGTGTTTGTACAACAGTTTCTTCCACCTGTAAAGGGGTGGGGCGATAATTTTTTACACTTTCCGCCCGCATCTTGGCATCCATCAATGCTTCTGATGCGGTGGCGATGGCCTCGTTGTCAAAAGACTCTTGCGCTTCTTTCAAAGCGCGGCGGGCTTTTTCGACATCTGAGTCTGCAATCTGCTTGACGGAAGCCACATACTGCTCATTGCCCGTATTCACGGTCTGTTTGAGCCTGTTGTTCTCCGCCAGCATGTGCTGTGCAAGACGCTCCAGCTCTTCTTTCTCACGCAGCAGGGCCTCTTTGGCACGGCGCTCGTCGTGGCGAGCGTGTGTCAGGTCCTTGATACGCTTTTTGACGTTGTCGGAGTAATTCTCGATCTCTTCCTCCGTGGGATCCGCCACTTCGCGGTCCAAAGGCTTGCGGCCTCTGTCTTGCGCGGGGGTGTCATCAACGATCTCGACTTCAACGTCGCTTTCGGTAGTCACCTCGATTGAAGTGTCCTCGATCTCGTCGGGGAACTTGTACGGTTCAGCCATTTTTACTCCTTCATGCGCGGGTATAACCGCGAGGGTCTTGCACAACACACTCAATTTGGTCGTCGTTCAGCACCCTGAACTCTTTACCAAACACCTTGAATCGCGTACCGGTGTAGGTACGCACGAGAACAAAATCACCTTCCTTGCACCATGCACCTGATGGGAACTTGGCGGTGTCTTTGTACGCGTCTGGTCCGACCCGCATGACGAACAACACGGTTGTGGCATGTTCTTCGGCTCGCATGGTCGCCGCATCTCGAACGAGGTCGAGGCTCGTACCGGCGATCTTTTCATCGACCTCGGGCACGATGCACAGCAGCTTGTATCCCGTGGGGATAGGCAGCGCCGATGCTTTGGTTTCGCTGTCCGCCGTCTCGTCTGGGGTGTCGAGGGGCTGGATGTGGGCAGGCAGGGTAATGCCCGGAGGCAGAATGATTTCACTCATCTGATTGCTCAACTTTCTCTGCAAGGTCTAGGAGATAACGCTCTGCGGTCGCAAGACCCTGAATGATTCCGCAGAGTTTTTGGTAATCGTCATAGTTGCGGCATGCCCCACCAGCCATGTCATCGGCGTAGTTGTTCATGTCGGTGCGTATTTTTTCGCGCAATACGCGTGCGAAGTCTTGGATCATTTAGGTTTTTTCTCCTGTTTACCGCTTTGGGAGGCTGCGGCCATGGCCTGCTGAAGCTGCTGGGCTTTGCTCTTTGCGATGTCGACACCGAGCTTGATGCCGTCACGTTCTTGTTCAAACTGAGCTTTGTTCTTGCTCTCGTTGATCTGGGCCCCCACGCGCAGGGCTTCCAGCTCCAGATTGCCAGAGACTTTTTGCTCTTCCAGCTCTTGCTTGTCGGCGGCAATGGCAGCGTCCACAAGGATTTTCTTTTCCTTGAGCTCGACCTCTTTGGCCTTGAGCTGCAACTCTTGCATCTGCATCTGGACAACGGGGTCTTGCTGTTGCTGCTGGGCTTGCTGCTGAGCGGCCTTGGCTTGGTCTTGCATGAGCACCTGCTGGGAAGCCTGCGCCATCATGGCCGACAGTGCGATCTCCACGTTCGGTGGCAGCTGCTCGCCTTCGGGCGGCAGTGGCAGGCCCAGTTGTTGCTCGACTTGCTGGCGCATCATGAAGCCAACGTGCTCGGCCACGTGTGCCGTCAACGCCGCTTGGATCATCGGAGCCCGTGGGTTCTGGCCAATCAGCTGCATGATGGTGGGGTTCTGCAACATTGACATGTGCACCTGAATGTGCGACTGGTGGTCTTGGTGCAGGAACGCCTTGACAGGCTCGCCCTTGAGCACGTGCTGGTTCTCGGTGACCGGGTCGGTGGGTTTCAAGTCCTCCTCCAGCGGCACGAGCTTGTCCGCATGCTTGATACCCAGCACCTCCAGCATGCCGCGGTGCAACTGCGGCAGGTCGTAAATGTCCGGAGCCATCTGCGCCATCTGGATGACGGCTTGGTACTGAACCACGCGCTGGCTGAGAGTCGCTGCGTTGGGGTCGCTCACGGGCAACACGTCCACGTGACGGTAGTCCGCCGCCTTGGCCTTGGGGCCCTCTTCGCCGTCGGGCTCGTAGGTGTACTCGTCGTCCGTGTAGTCGCGGATGATGGTAGCCAGCAGTTGCAGCTCTTGCTTCAGGGCAAAGTGCACTCGGGCTTGGACGGCCGTCATGACTTTCAACTGGCGCTCCAGCAGTGCCAGCGTGGAGCCCACAGGCGCATTCGCGCCCATGTCGCTGATCTTCATGTCCGCTGTTGCGGCAAAACGACGCCCCTCTTCCACCACGTTGCCCAGCAACGCCATCAGAACTTGACTTGGCTCTTTGTAAGGCAGCGGTAAGATGTTGTCGCGGATCGTGCCCGAGCCCACGTCCACGTCGCGGAACTCGCCCGGAGCAATCGGTGTGTCGTCGCCCTTGATGCGCAGGCCACGGGACTTCAAACCACCGGGCAAGTTGCTCAATGTGCCAGCGTCGATCAACTGGCGCATCAAGCTGGTGGCCGACTTGGCAAACCCGCCGATCAGGTGGAACAGACCGAAGCCGTACGCACCGAAGCCGGGGATGTACTGGTAGTGCACGAAGTGCTGGCGCTTGAGTTTGAGCTCGTCGTCCTCGCGCCAGTTGCGGCGGATGGACAGCACGGTGTTTGTGCCACGGATGAACGTCACCACGTAAGGCAGCGCGATGCCTGTGGGCTCACCATCCTCATCCTCGTCCTCAAAGCCTTTGAGGTCCAAGTCCACGTGGCACTCGTACAGCGTGAAGCGCTCGTCGTTCAGGTCACTGAACCCGGTCTCTTTGTCCTTGGCTTTGTTGATCTCACTGATCGCTTTGTCCGGCTCCCCGATGTCCACGTCGAGGTAGAACCCGGCTTGCTGGAGCTTGACGATCTCGTTTTTCGTCTTGCGCATCTGGTGCGTGACGCGGTAGCAAGTCTGGATGTCGGAGGTGCCGTAGGGCAGCAAGATGTCCTCGGCGGGGATAAAGATCGACACCTGACGCGCCAAGCTGGGGTCAAAGTAGACCTTCTTGAACGCTGAACCGGTGGCCGGGAGGCTCCACAGCATGCGCTCGTGCTCAGGCCGGAACTCGTGCATGTTCTCGGTGAGCTGGAAGTTCATGTCCTCTTCCACACGGGAAGCCGCGGCTTTCTTCTCTGGCGTCTCCTTGCCCACGATCTTTGTGCGCACAGGGCCCTTGGCCGGGAACGTCTCGGTGATTGTCTCTGACTGGAACCTTACAACGGCCTCAGTAATCATCGGGTGGAACACGCCCGATGCGCCGTTCCACGGCTCTGTGCGCTCCTCGATCTGCAAGCCCAGCAGTTTCAGGCCTTCCGTGTAGGCTTTCTCCCAGTCCTTGCGGCTGTTGCGGTCGTTGTCGATGTCGCCCGCCAGATCACCAGCCATGGTGCTCATGGCCCCGTCGGTCATGTACTCGGCCAAGTTGGCATCAAAGTCGTCGGCCGACGGCTCGGCTTCGCGCATCTCGATCTCCAAGTCGCCCATGTCAATGCGCACGGCTTCAGGGTCAACAATCTCAATCTCAATTGGCTCCTCAGCTTCGGCTGCCGCCGCCGCGATGCCCGTGGGCTGCTGGAACAGCGCCTTGTCAATGTTCGTTGCCATGATGTAACTCTTTCTTAATAGTACGCAGCCCGGCGGGCTTGGTAAAAGCGCTCTTCTTGCTCGTCGGTTTCAAGCGGTATGAAGCCGCCCCGGCGAAAGCGTAACAGCGCCTGAGATGTGGTGTCAACGTAGTCGTCGTTCTCCCCGTTGGGAAAGGATGCAACTTCCTCGATCACCTCGCGTGCCCACCGCGTGTCTGGTGCCCAGACCGAGCCAGAGGCAAACAGGTCCGACACCGCGTTAAGCCGCACAATTTTATCGTTGCCCCGGCTGGGGCTGAACTCGTCGACCGGGATGCCCATGGCCCGCAGCTCTTGGATCAGCGGCGCTCCGGCCGCTTTCTTCTCCACGATGAACGCGTCAGGCTCCCACTCTTTGTAGTGCTTGAGTGCGATCACCTTGAGCTCGGGGAAGGCCATCCGGTCTTTGAACGCGTCCAGCAAGATCACCTGCGGCTTGTCGTTCTCTTCCTCGTTGTAGAACACCCCCCACGTTGTGCACGCAGAGTAGTCGGCCGTGTTGCTGGTCTCAAATGCCGTGTCCCAGCTCTGGATGACGAAGTCGCACCGGGGCGGCTCGTCACGGGTCCACACCCTCCAAGACTTGCGCGAGATGATGGCTGCGCTGTTGCTGGTGGGCTGCTGCATGTACTGGGCGTTCCAGTACTGGGGGTCAATGCTGGCCTTGGTAGCCTTGAGGGTGGCCAGCGGCCACTGCTCTGGCCAGAGCGACTTCTCGTTGGGCATGTCCTCGTTGAGGATGGCCGGAAGCTCCACGATCTCCCACGGCTCGGCGTTGGGGTTCTTCGACTGGTAGTCAATCAGGCGTCCAGTCAGGTCCAGTTTGCCCCAGCGCGTCATCACGATGATGATCGCACCGCCCGGCATCAGTCGCTGGAGCGGGCCTGTTTGGAACCAAGACCATGCAGTGTCGAAAGCCAGCCGTGAGTTGGCCTTAACGTCCTGCTCCGAGTGAGGATCGTCAATAACGAACAGATCAGCACCACGACCAGCAAGAGCACCGCCGACACCAGCAGCATAGTACTGACCGCCAGCGCTTGTAGACCACTTACCAGCCGCCTTTTGGTCAGCAGCAACCAGCGTTTGGGGGAAAAGTCCATGGTAGTCGTCGTCTTCCAGTAGGTTTCGCACCCTGCGGCCGAAGTCTTCCGACAAACCGGCCGTGTGCGTGCCCATGATGATCTTCTTCTCGGGGAAATTGCCCAAAAAGAACGCCGGGAACAGGTAAGAGCTGAACTCAGACTTACCCATACGCGGCGCAATGTTGATGATGACCCGTTTTTTGGTCCCGGCGATCACTTCTGCAAAGATTTTGGCCAGTTTCCTGTGGTGCGGCCCGATTTTGAAGCCCGGATACATCGCCTTGGCGAACTCGATCATGTCCGAGCGGGCCAAATTCTTCTGCTTGTGCTCCTGCGCCTTGTCCAAAAGCTCCAACGCCTCCAACTTCTCGGTCGCTGTCAGCTTGCCGAGGTTCTTGAACAGCGCAGAGGCTTGCTCAGGCGTCAGTGGTGGGTTGGTCGTCATCAGGGGCGGGGGTTGGGGTGACGTCTGTGATGTCCACAAGGTCCGTAACGTCGGCGTCGGACACATCCATGAACTTGGCCAGCTTCTCTTTCAGGCGCTGGTCGATCTCGGCCTCGGTCATGTCAGTCTTCTTGACCTCAATCTTCTCTGTGAACAGCCCGATCTCGGTGACCTTGCCCAAAAGGCCCAGCGCTTTGAGCCGGATGTTGGCGTTGGGGCTCTCACACTCTTCCAAAATCTTGGCCACCGCATACCCGCGCAATTCTTTCGCTTGGCTTACAAACTCCCAGTCATAGGCCGTCAGCATTCCCACAAGGTGCTTCACGGCCTCGGGCGTCTCAATCGAGGAGATCAAGGCGTGCTGTTCTTTTATGGCGGATGCGGTTGTCAGCGCGGAGAAAGTTTCCCGGGCCTGCTTCTTTTCCAACTCAGAGACCGCGGTCTCAGCGTCTGGGACACCCATTTCTTTCAACCAGTCGTTTGTACTGATCTTGCCGTTGAGCAGCTCAACAGGCGCAACCTTCTCCGCCGGGGCGGGCGCTTGAGATTTGGGCAGGACTTCAGGGTCGAAGTCAAGGAGGTGGTCTAACATTTGGTCCTGACGGAGGCCCAGCAACATTCTGTTGCCTACCCTCCAAAGAGTTGCGGGTTGCTGTCCCGATGTGCAGAGTATATACTCACTTCCGGCTTGGGTGCAACTTCGGTTGGTCCTTTGCTTCTCCTTGGGTTGAGAGACCCCTTAACCCCCCACGGCAACGCGGGGGGTTTTTTTACGCCCCGAGTTTTTTGAAATTTTTATAAAATTTTTTAGAGGGGGTGTGGTTTTGTACAGGGGGGTGGTTGTCTAAGTTTTTACAAAGTGGTGGGAGCGGGAGTGAAACAGTGTTCATGCGGACCGGGGCTGTCGTCACATACAAGGCTTGGTGGGGGTACGGTGGGGTCTTCCGTACTAGCTTTGGCCCTGCCAGTAATGCTTAGAAACACCCCCTTCCATACAATAGAGGCATCGGTTAGGGAATCAGCCCAGCCGATACATCAACCCAAGGAGAAACTTCCATGTCTTTATCCATCAAGCAATTCGCAACCAATGTCGGCAACCACACAACAGCCCTACGTGATGCGGCTGACGCCTTCCACAAGGCTTACACCAGCGCAACCCCTACGCAACAAGGCGCACTGCGCAAAGAGTGGATGCTTGGCCACCTTGAGGGCCAAGGCGTGAGCAACCCAGAGAGAATGTTCTCTCTGGGCAAAGGCGCTGGTGCAAAGCCAGAGGCAGTCAAGGCCATTGACCGCGCTTCGAGTGACTTCCGCTACTACGTTGTGCGTCCGGTCAAAGCCAAGGCCAAGCCTGCGGCGCAACAGCGCATCAGCAAGGTGCACACGGCGGCGGCGATGGACTTCTTGGCCAACTTCGAGGGCGACTCCCTTGAGGCCCAACTCAAGCAAGCCCTGATCGTTCTGCGTTCCCTGTAAATGCGAATGATTCTCAGAGAGATTTTCTCTCTCGAATTCAACGGGCGTGGCTGGCCCGTTGTTCCTCCCCGTGTCTAACCGCCACTGGCTTCGCCAATCACGGCGGCGACTTCATAGCCAAAACCAATCGGAGAAACTTCCATGAACAACCTTGTCACCCGTGATGCCAAGCGCATCATCCACGAACTGCACGACCAACTCAAGCGCATCTCCCCCACGTACTTGCCCTTGGTAGCCAAATTCATCGCAATCAAGTATTGCGTCCCCCAAAAGGTCATGCTCAAAGCCATGGCCCGCTATGTCCGCATCCACCACACCAACTGAAGGAGACAGCCATGCGTAACAACAAGCA